CCCGAAGGAAAAGATTATTCTTATTTTGGGGCAATAACGGCCAGGCCAGTAGTAAGTGGGAGGGATTTGCCTGGAGATAATAATTTACTTGACCCTATTAGACCATTAGAACCAAACATTAAAGATTATCCTATACCAGGAGAATATGTAATTGTAGTAAAATATTTCGGTGATCCAGAAGATTACTTTTCAGGTATGTATTATACTCAGAAATTAAATTTATTTAATTCTGTTAATTCAAATTCCTTTCCTGGACTAGCTAAGATTTGGTCTCCATTTGTAGAAGACTTTTCAGATTTTACAGTAGGTAAATTCAAAAAGGAAGATAGTATAAGACAAGTTAAAGCTAAACTAGGTGATGTAGTATTACATGGAAGACAGGGCCAGTCAATTAATTTTAGTAGTGGTGATTGGGAAAAAACGACACCAAATATAAAAATAAAAGCTGGACAATTAACTGATAGAGATAAATTTTTAGTAGATGTTTCCTACTTAGACGAATTTCAAAAACCAGTAGAAGAAGATATAAATGCAGATGGTTCTTCTATTTGGATGACTACTGACGAAGAAGTTGATTTAAATACAGGCCTTTCTAATGCAACAGACCATAGAAATATGTCTAAAGTTCATGAGGATAAAGGAGCTCAAGATGGTGGTAAACAAGTTATTATTAATTCAGATAGAATTATTTTTAATTCAAAACAAAACGAAATTTTTGGATATGCTGCAAATGGAATTGGTTGGTCTACAAAGTGGTCTTTTACAGTTGATGCAGATAGAAGGGTAAATCTTAATAGTCCAGATGTTCAAATTGGAAGAGGCAGTCATGAAGTTAGTCCAGATGAAGGTGCTTGGCCTGGTGTAATAACAATTACTCCACATGAAGAGATACCTGGAGCGACAGAGGAAAAACGACCGGGTTTTGGTAAGGGAGGTGTTTCATTAGGTTATAGCTCTAAATCAGGACTTTTAGTAAAAGATAAGTATGAGAAAAAATATGATAAAGATAAATGGGAATATGGATCTATAATTGGCGACCCAGCATTAGAACCAGTTGTGAAGGGGGAGCAGTTAGTAGATACATTGAATGATATTATAAAGTTATTGAAACGACTTACATATTCTGGGGGAGGGCCACTTTCTAATTTGCCAGGGAAAAAACTAAAAGTTCTTGAAGAAATATATATTGGATTAGATCAAGTACAGTTAAATTTAGGTGTTAATTTTTTAAGTGATTTTGTTAAAACAATATAAGGTAAAATAGAATGGGATTACTTTCGGATATAATAGATGGAGCTCAAGATTTAGGTGATAAGGTAGTTAATATAGATAATAGATTAGCTGATTTGGTGAGAGCAAAAAGACGAGGAGTACCAAAAGAAGATTTAAAACCGGAAGTAGAGGTAACTACAAAAGAAATTGCCCCAATTGCAAAAGCAGTTAAAAAAATAAATAATATAATAAGTAAAATTAAAAAGGCTATCAAGTTAGCTAAAAAGGTAATTAAAGTTCAAAAATTATTGGCTCTTATAGGACCAGGAGCAGCAACTGGAGCGGCATTAATGTTAAGAGAAATTGCTCAAAATAAATTAAATAAAGTAAAAGAAGTTCCAAAACGCGCCGGCGGAGACCTTAAAGCTATTGGCAAAAGATTAAAAAGTATAGAAAAAAGTTTAAAAGAATTAGCGAAATAAAAAGGAGATTAAAAAATGGCCACATTAACAAAAAATGACTTGGTTAAGTTAATAGCAGAGATAGCTCGTAAAGAAATCAAAAAAGAAATAAATAGGATATTTATTAACGAAGATAAATCTATTGAATTGAAGAAAGTTGTTCCTACGAAATCCTTAAAGAAAAGTGATAAAGTTACAAAACCTAAAAAGAAAAAGGAAGTATTTTATACTGGAAATCAAGTTTTGAATGAAGTATTAAATAAGACTGAAGGTGGAGTTCCACAGGGAGATGGAACTGAACCTTATCCAACGTTGGGTGGCGGAACATTTACATCGGATAGAATGGCAGAACTTGTTGGATATGGAAATGAGGTAGGTGGTAATGATGAAAGAAAAAGAGAAGTTGCTGCAGTATCAACCATTAAGGATATGGGAAAATCAGTAGATGATGTATCAGAAGAAGTTGTTGATGCATTAACACGAGATTATAGTGGTTTGATGAAAGTAATAAATAAAAAGGATAATGTAAAAGGAAACAATGCCTAAGAGTGCAAGAGAAAAAGATTTAGATCCCGATACCTTTATAGGAATTGGTTTGCCTCTTGGATATAGTTCTAAAGGATTTTTTAAACAAACCAAAACTTCTTTAGAACAGGCAGGACATAACATCAGAAACTTATTGTTGACTATACCTGGAGAGAGAGTAAATCAACCAGAATTTGGTTCAAGATTACATCATCTTTTATTTGAACAAGTAGATGATGATTTTATAGATGAAGTGGAAATGGCAATTAGAGATGCTATAGAACAATGGTTGCCATATATTACTCTACAAAATATAGAAATACAAGAACCTGATGTATATGATGCTCAAACAAAGAATGAAGCCCATATTAAACTAAGATTTGGTTTGGCGTTTGAGCCAGATCGACTTGAAGAATTAACGTTTATATTGCCAGTAGGATTTTAGGAGAATTTGAATGCCAGCAAAGAATATCAGTAAGGAAGTAAGATACTTAAATAAAGATTTTCAAACATTTAGAAATGATTTGATTGAATTTGCTAAGATATATTTCCCAAATACATATAATGATTTTAATGAATCATCTCCTGGTATGATGTTTATTGAAATGGCATCATATGTAGGAGACGTTCTTTCATATTATATAGATAATCAATTTAAAGAATCAATGTTGGCATATTCCGAAGAAAGAACTTCTATATTTAAAATCGCTCAATCTCTTGGATATAAACCAAGATTATCAGCTCCAGCATCAGCGGTAATTGATGTATTTCAAACAGTTCCAGCTACTGGAACAGGAGTAAATGTTAAACCAGATTTGGATTATGGGTTGAAGATACCAGAAGGAATGTTAGTTCAGGGTTCATCAACTGGAGTTACATTTAGAACAACTGAAGATATTACTTTTAAGTATTCAGGCTCTTTTAGTCCAATGACAGTTGAAATTTTTGATTATGCTGCAGGTCTTCCAACTACATACTTGTTACAAAAAAGTGTGAGAGTAGTTAGTGGAAATGTAACTAGTGAAACATTTGTATTTGCATCTGCAGAACAATATGATAGGATAATTCTTGGTAATGAGAATGTTTTAGAAGTTATAAGTGTCACTGATAGTGATAATAATAAGTGGTATGAAGTTCCATTTTTAGCACAAGATACAATTTATGCAGATGTAGAAAATTCTGCAAAAGAAGATACGGATTTAGCACAATATGGTAGTGATGTTCCATATCTTTTAAAACTTGTTAAGACACCACGAAGATTTACAACTTATACCAGGGGTGATAATAGAACAGAATTAAGATTTGGAGCAGGCACATCTGCTAACGCTGACGAAGAAATAATTCCAAATCCAACGGAAGTAGGTTCTAATCTACCAGGAAGTCCAACAAAATTGAATGAATTTTTCGATCCAACCAATTTTTTAAAAACAGAGGCTTACGGACAATCACCATCCAATACAACTTTAACTGTAAAGTATTCTTATGGTGGCGGCGTTGTAGATAATGTTCCACAGGGAGATATAGTAAATGTAACATCTATAAGTTATGATATAGATACGGATGGTCTTGATACAACTAAAGTTCAAACTGCTAAAGATTCAATTGGAGTAACTAATCCAATTCCTGCTACGGGAGGTAGAGGAATAGAAACTAATATAGAAATTAGAACAAATGCACTTGCTTACTTTCAGGCACAAGGTAGAGCAGTTACTAAGGAAGATTATATTCTTAGAGCTTATACATTACCAGCGAAGTATGGAAATATAGCAAAAGTTTATTTTGTACCAGATGAACAGTTAGAATTTTCAACAGTAAATGTTGGAGGTAAAAACAGAGCAGTTACGCAAGAAGATATGGGAAAACCACTTGGTCAAATAACCACAAGGATTCCAAATCCATTAGCTTTGAATATGTATGTAATTGGGTATGATTCCAGCACAAAATTGACGAGGTTAAATACTGCAGTAAAAGAAAATCTTAGAAATTATATAAATCAATTTAGAATGATAACTGATTCTATTAATATTAAAGATGCTTGGATTATTAATGTTGGAGTTAAATTTACTGCTATGGTAATGAGAGGATATAATAAGCATGAAGTTATATTAAAATGTATAAATGAAGTAAAGAACTATTTTGATATTGAAAAGAGGCAAATAAATCAGCCCATAATGGTAGCAGAAATAGCAAATAGACTTTATCAAGTAGAAGGAGTTGCTTCTATTGTTCCACCAGTTGATGATAATCCAAATAGTTTGCCTGTAATAATAACAAACAAATGGAAAAAGGCAGATGGATATTCAGGAAATATGTATGATATGGAATCTGCTACAAAGAATGGAGTAATATATCCATCAATGGACCCGAGTATTTTTGAAATTAAATATCCCAATAATGATATAGAGGGAAGAGCAATCGGCGATGCCGATGTAACCCCTAGATAATAGGAGTGATGTAAATGCACTATTTTGAATTCGCACAAAAGGATGCTACACTTTACGAAGGAACAGTAACACAGAGTCAAAATACTGGTCTTGATGAAATCATTGAAGTTTCTAAACACATGAATGATACAGCAACCATTGTAAATGCATCTCGTATTTTGATTAAATTTAACTTGACTACAATTTCAGAATCAATTCAGAATAGTACAATTCCAGCAAACACTACAGGTGTTAATAAAACAAAATATTATTTGAATTTATATGATGCCGCATCATCTGAATTAACTGCTAATGATCTTTTATATGCATATCCAGTCAGTCAGAGTTGGACTATGGGGGAAGGTAAGTTTTATGATAGTCCAAAAACTACTGAAGGAGTTAGTTGGAGATATAGAACAGGAGAAACAACTGGAGACCAATGGGTAAGTGGTTCTAACAGTACAGGTGGAACTTGGTATAGTGGAAGTGGATTTCAGGCATCACAGTCCTTTGACCATGAAACAACTGATATGAGAATGGATGTTACTGATATTGTAAACCATTGGATAAAGTCAAGTTCAGCTTATCCAAACGAAGGATTTATAGTTAAGAGGAGTGGTAGTATTGGAAATACAGATACATCAACTTCAGAAGGAAATTCAACTCGTTTGGGACATTTTAAATTCTTTTCAAGAGAAACACACACAGTTTATCCCCCGAAACTTGAAGTTATGTGGGATGATTCTAAATGGGTTACTGGATCATTAACAGCTTCTCTTTCTTCAGCAAACGTAGAAGATATGGTTCTTTATATGAAAGGTTTAAGACCAGAGTACAAAGAAAATTCTAAAGTGAGATTTAGATTAGTAGGTAGAGAAAGATATCCTACAAAAACATTTTCCACTACGTCAGATAATTTGGTTGTTAAAGCATTACCAAGTGCAAGTTCTTTTTATTCAGTACGAGACGCTTTAACAGAAGATACAATAGTTCCATTTGGAAGTGGTTCAAGACTTAGTTGTGATTCAAGTGGTAATTATTTTAATTTTTGGATGAATGGATTACAACCAGAAAGGTATTATAAAATTACATATAGAGTACAAAGTGGTAGTGGAACTACAGACGAAACAGATCAATATTTTGATGAGGATTTTGAATTTAAAGTGGTGAGATAAAATGCCGTATACACTAGAAGAACTCAAAAAAAATGCATATTGGAAACAACTTCATATAGCCGATGAAATAGAATATGAACGTAAGCTTACTAGGGCAAGAGAAAAGATGGCAAGTCTTGCTTCAGCAGATGCAGTGCCAACAACAAGGGACGAGTTTGGAGCTATGTTGTCCTATGAAGATGTTAATACAAAGGAAGCACTTGAAGATCCTACCCAAACCGTTGCTGCTCCCAATCAAAAAGTAATTTATAGAAGAGATTCGGTAGATAATATCATAAAAAGACAAATTACAGAACTTGTAAGTTAAAATATGCCAATAGAAATAAAAGAAAAAGATAGCAAACTTTTAGGATTTGGTGGAGTTAGAGAAGCTGGAGTTTCTGGCTATGAATTCCCCACTTTTGGATCAGACCTAAATGATTTTGTAGAATTTAATGTCTATGATATGGATGGTACATATCTTAATACTGGGATTACATCCGATTTTGAAGTTAAAAATAAAGAAATAGTTTTAAAACCAGGTAAGGATTTAAGAAGTCTTGATTATAGGAGTGGTAAATATAAAGTTAAATATTATTTCTTCAGACGGCTGGGAGGATCAGATTCAGATGTTTTATTGGATGGTGAAGGAAAAGTTTATTCTGGCAAGAACTGGGTTGATGAAGATGGTAGAACTTTTGCTGGAGAAAAAGCAGCTGCAGATCGTGGTAAAGAATTATTTTCAAAAGAGAACAGATATTATATAGATAAAATTTCCTCTTCAAGAACTGAAGTTCGTTTAGTCCCCACTATCATCAATGAT